GAAAGTAGACAGTGCTATATGGTAACACTCAACCATTCATTCAACTACCTTGTGCGGTTTGATATTCCAGTGCTAAAACACACCATTGAGTTTTGCCCCGTGTCGGTTGGATGTGATTATCAGGTACACCCGGTAGGGCAATGGGAGTTTATGCAGCTTCAGCACGATGTACCCGTGGTGGATATTGTTGCCGATGATCAATACGTAGGTGCATTTTGGTTAGCTATGAGTAACATGTTACAGGAGGCAGCGCATGAAGCATGAAGAAAGTAAGATACAGCAACGATGTGTAGAATGGTTTAGATATTCATTCCCACGCACATTGATTGCTTCATTCCCTAACGGGGTATTTATCGGAGGTACTCCAGTGCAACGGGCGAAAAGATGGAACATATTGAAATCGGAAGGAGCCATGCCCGGCATGCCCGACCTTATGATATGCATACCATCAGGTTCATACCATGCGCTGTTCATCGAGATGAAAACCGAAAAGGGTAAACTTTCAGACACGCAAAAAATCGTTCACGCACAGCTTATCAATGCAGGTTACTGCGTCAAGGTGTGCAGGTCATTTGAAGAATTCACACAAACAATAAAAACATATTTAGAGAAATGAGCAAGACCAAAGAGAAATACATGAATGCAATGCTATATGCATGCGCACAACCCGAATTTCAATCACGGGAATTTGCCAAAGCATTTCGCATTAGTCACAATGTAATCACAGCCATGCACGAACTGGGTTTAATTCAGAAGGTAGGCAATGGAAAGTACTGTTGGGTAGTTAGGCGTGAGCCTTTAGCATCTGATGTGGTAGCTATTCGTAAGCGATTGACTGCATACAATGCAGCCGCAAGGCAAAGCAATGGACAGCTGAAGCTTACACCCATACGCAAAGCTCCAGCACCTACATCCATGCTGGCAGTGGATGAAATAGATTTCGACACGAGCAACAGCAAGATGCTATTGATACTTGCAGTAGGTGCTATCGTAGGCTTTATGATCGCTACAATTATTTGGAAGTAGAGATAGTTTGACTATCTTTGCAACGCTCCTTCCGTATGAAAACATTAAAAATCCCATCACTACCGTATTGCCTATAGCACGTCCGTGCACGGGGGAGCCTTTACGTGTAGTGGTGGGTATTTAGTTTTATGTTACAAAACAAGACTGGTATTTCTTTCTTTAACCCGTGGGGTGATGAACAACGTTGTTTGCTTTCTCATATCACAGAAGATGATAAGCTATTCATTCATTTGATACGCTATTATGATGATAAGATGAGTGCGGTATCTATTACATTAGATGCAAAGCAAGTCGAAAAACTTTATGCGATGCTTAATTCATACCATGACCATTTAAAAATACAGCATGAAAACGAACGGATATGACCTTTCCCGGAAGTGGTTTGACTTTGCCTTTGAACATTCAGAGGTGAAGTGCCAGCATACTGCTTTGTTTATGTGGATCATTGAACTAAACAACCGCCTTGGATGGAAGGAGCAGTTTGGAATACCAACGAACGCAACTATGGAAGGTTTGCACATTGGTAACAAGCGCACCTACTTGGATGCGCTTAGCGACTTAGCGAAATGGAATTTCATTCAAATTATAAGTGAATCTAAGAACCAGTATAGCAGCACAATAATATCAATATGCCGTAGCAAAAAAGCCACAGCATTGCACACGGCATTGGATACGGCATTGATACAGCATAGCAACGGCATTGACCACAGCATTGAACACAGCAGTGCCCCTATAGATAAACAAAGAAACCAAGAAACAAAGAAACAAAGAAACAATAGAGTGGTGTTTACACCACCAACCGAAAATGATATTTATAATTTGATGGGTGAGTTGAATATGAAATCGGGTGGCAAATGGCCTGAATCAAAAATTGTTTCTGAAAGTAAAAATTGTTTTGACCATTACACAAGCACTGGATGGAAAACATCGGGCGGGGCGAAAATTGTTTCGTGGGAATCGACCGTGCGAAAGTGGATGAACAACGCATTTAAATTTGAACAAAATAAAAAAACAATTCAAAATGAACGAGAGAAAAGACATAGCGACCTTGAACAATTCCGCAAGCAGTACAGAAGCAGCCTTGCATCAAGTCTTGGCATCGAAGACATCCCCGGCACTGAGTGAAATCAAAAAGCAAAAAGGCGAACAGGTAGCACTGGGTGTGTTGGTTGCATTGATGGATGAATGCCAACAGTACTTCAACCTTCAGCAGCCTATGAATCCACAGCAACTAATGCTCACAGCTGAATTGATTATGGAAGAATATTACTACCTGCGTGTAGAAGAATTCCGCATCTGCTTTCGCATGGCAATGAAGGGCGAGTACGGCCCCGTGTACAACCGCATCGATGGGCAGGTGTTCTTTGAGTGGATACGCAAGTACTTCAGCAAACGTGATACTGTAACCAATCGCATGGTTAAGGATCAACAGAGCAGCAACAACATCTACGAAATGTTCCAACACCCGCAGGTGGTGGATGCTATCCATCAGGCAGCGGATAAGTTGAAGATGCAGGAAGCTCCAGTGCAGGAAGCAAAGCGCAGCAATCCACCGCAGATTGAAATAGCATTGATGCGTGAGTACGATGACTTGCCAGCGTGGGACAACGACTTGCGCTTCCGTGTGTATAAGAACAAGCCGTATCAATTTACTGAGTACAGAAAGGAGCGTTACAGAGAACTAATCGAGAATCAAAATGAGTACTGAATTCACAGCACGTGCATTTAGCAAAACGGCGTATAAGCAAAACGATTCGAAGGCTAAGAAGCTATTGATTGAGTTTCTTAAAGCGAATGGGCATGTAATCAAAAACGCTAGTGAGAACTTTAATCATGACCTCGTATCTGCTAAGGATAGTCATTTGTTTTTTTGGGAGGTTGAAATTAAGATAGGATATAAGTTTACGGATATTGATTCGTATCAATTTAGCACGGTGTCATTCTTGGGTAGAAAGAAACGATTGCACCACATCAAACCTTTCTTCTATGTGATCATATGCAAAGAAACAAAGCATGCTCTAATGTGTCATTCAACCGATATATTTTTAAATGAATACCGGGAAGAGATAACCGTGAACACAGCTGAACGCAATGGCAATGATGAAGTGTACCACGTTCCAAAAACGAAATGTAAATTTTTTAATTTGAATCTATAACATGGCTAAACAATACGACCAACACAAGGAAATCGAGCTACTACGCAAGTTGTTTATACTAACAGCTAAGCGCAGCATGCGCCCTGCCATGAGCGATAATATCGCAATGCGCCTTATCTTTGAAGAGTTATATCTACTGACTGACAAAGATGAATATAAGCTATGACAATAGGTGAATTGTGGGATAAGCTTGCGCAGTACCCGGATGATGTTGAAGTGTACGTTGGATTTGTCAACGGGCATAGCATCGACCACGAATGGTTCGAAGTAGTGGAAACAACAGACTTCAACGGCAAGACCACAATAAGCCTCATGGTAGACGATATAGCAATAATCAACAATTAATACAATGAGTAACTATCAAATGCAAGAGGGACAGTTCACCCTATTCAAGAACAACAATGTGGCTAACAACGGGCCGCAGTACACTGGTGAAATCATGGTCAATGGAAAGAAGATGCGCCTTGCTGCGTGGGTAAAGGAAGGCAAGAGCGGAAAGTTCTTTTCAGGTAAGATGAGTGAACCACTTGTAAAGCGTGAAGAGGTTGATGATTCACAAGGCAAGGGCGATTTGCCGTTCTAATGATTGAGTACCTACCGAAACAAAAAGAAGCATTGCGTGTGCTGGGTAATTCACACCCGGCACGTGTGGTGCTATTTGGAGGTGCAGCAGGAGGGAGCAAATCCTTCATCGGATGTGCATGGCAAATAAGCCGCAGGTTCAAGTATCCCGGCACGAGAGGGTTGATAGGTCGAAGCAAGTTGGACACGTTAAAGAAGACCACGTTAAAGACCTTCTTTGAGGTAGCGCACATGTTAGGGTTAGCACCTAATGAACACTACACCATCAACAATCAAACGAACGTGATTACGTTTAGCAATGGCAGCGAAATAATACTGAAAGACTTGTTTGCCTATCCAAGTGATCCCGAATTTCATGCGCTCGGAGGTTTGGAGTTGACCGATGCCTACGTAGATGAAAGCGCACAGGTATCAAAGAGGGCAATCGATATACTTCAGTCCCGCATCCGTTTCAAGCTAAACCAATACGACCTGAAACCAAAGATGCTGCTCACATGCAATCCATCAAAGGGATGGTTATACAACGAGTTCTATTCACCATTTAAAGCAGATAACCTACCACAGCATCTTGCATTCATACCATCACTACCTACTGACAATCCGCACTTACCAGAATCGTATCTTGAAACGCTGCGTATGTTGCCCGAAGTAGATAGGCGAAGGCTGCTCGATGGAGATTGGGAGTATGATGAGTCCGTAGATAACCTTTACCAATACGATGATTTGGTGCGTTGCTTCCGGGATGAAGAAAGCAAAGGTGAAAAGTACATCAGTGCAGATATTGCACGCCTTGGAAAAGACCGTAGTGTCATATGCGTGTGGCATGGTTTGCAGTTAATGGAGATTCACGAGCTGCGCAAGCAACCAATTACAACAGTTGTTTCAACCATACGCCAGTTGTGCGATAGGCATAGCATCAAACTTAGCAATGTGATCTGCGATGAAGACGGTGTTGGTGGTGGTGTGGTAGATAGCTTAAAGTGTCGAGGCTTTCTCAATGGTGGGCGTGCTAAGCAATCGGATAGATACACCAATCAAAAGGCTGAGTGCTATTTCAAGCTTGCGGAATTAATCGAGCAGAACAAAGTAATCTTTAAAGTGAATCAGTTTCGTGATGTGATTGTGCAGGAACTGGATATGATACGCCGTAGGCAACCTGAAGCCGATGGCAAACTTGCTGTAATAAGCAAAGAGGAAATCGCACGCATGCATGGCAAGTCAC